GTCAATCTTGACGTACTCAAACTCGTCGTCCCATTCGACCTGAGTCTCTGCGTCAACGTGGTAAATCACCTTCACCGCCATGCTTACCCCCTAAAACGGAACGTCTTCGTCAGCCCCAGAATTCCTATCTTTCCACTCAATCCAAAACGCCTCGACGTTGTCGCCCTCGGCCTGTCCGAACGCCTGGAACCTATCGTTAACCTGCTGGCCATCCAGAACGCTCGCCAGATGCCACAGGAAGCACACAGACGCCCTCTCCCGCGATTCCGTCCAGTCGGACGACCTTTCACCCATCGCCGCTAGTAACCGCTTCTCAGCCCAAGCCAGATTGGCCCGGTTCAACCGTCGCCACTCGACCGGGCCAGACTCCGTCTCGACGATCAGCTTTTGGCCAATCGTCATATCAACGCATCGAAGTCCGTTGATGTCGAATGAGGTAGGCATTGAAGAGCCTCTTCTCTCTCTTTGGAATAATTCATATAATATATATTGTATGTATATACTCTTTTTCTTCTTCTTCCGGGCCTCGCCTTGCCCAGTCCCCCTATGCCTCCGAGACTGGTGCCCAGACTCAGGGGGGGGGGTTAAGGGACATGAGCGTTTTTATGAATTATTCGACCCGAGATAATTCATAAAATTCAGTTACACCCACCGTCTGCGGTTAGCCGGTAGGCGGTAGCGTGCTTGGTCTTGGTTTTAACCTCTTGGGGCTTGATCACCCCCGACTCAACCATCCGGGCCAGCATCTCGGTGAGGTCGTACGCCTTCGTGTCGGTGAACGTCCGTAGCAGCTTCGTCTTTGTACAGGTCCAGCCCTCGGCCTCGCGGATGAATCGCAGCACCCGCTTATAGAGACGCTCGTAGGGATTCCGGCTGATTCGTAGGTCCGACATATGGGCGAGGCGTCGATAGCTGTGCAGCGTCATCTGGCACGCCCAGGACGCGGCGCAGACCCCGACCTCGTCCGCGTCACGGTCTGCCGACAGCGTGTAGAGCAAAGCCAGCTTTCGCGTGTTCTCCTCGATCCGGGCGAACACCCCGCCGATATGGGGCCACCGGGCGATGTCTACGGCGATCTCTGCCCGCAACTGGTCATACAGCCCCATAGCATCGGTCGTCGTGACCAGCCGGCGAGGCTTCGCCCAAGCGTTGTCGCCGAGGTTCCCGCCCGGCTCGTAGTTCCCCCACCAGCGGGCCTGCTCAATGATGCTTTCCGGCACCTCGATTGAAATCGCGTGCTGTTGTGGCGGGTCGTCGTCCGTCGCCTCGATCAGGATCATGCGGGACAACAGCCCGTCGTTTGTGTTGCGTTCCGTCAGAGCGTCCCACACCCGGTGCGGCACGCTGGTTCCGTAGATCACGAGGTGCGGCTGCTTGATGATCTTCACTCGCGAGATGTCCGAGACCGCACCGCCCTTTACAATCGTCCCGGCGTCCGCGTACATCGTCATCAGGCAATCCATTGCCGCGCGAAGGAACGGCCCGCCGCGAAGGTCGCTGGCTGTCTCCAGCCACCCGCCAAGCTCGTCGATCTGCATCAACTGCACCGGGCAGGAAACCAACGCGGAATGAATGCCCTGCTCGCTGCTGATTTTCTCGCTGCCGATCCGGGCTTCGAGGCCAGCCATCGCGAGGATTTCCTTGTTCAGCTTCCGGGCGTGGTTCTTTCCGCCACCGCTCCCACACAGCCCGATCAGGTAGAGGTTTGCCCGGCCCCCCATCTCGTCGGACACCGTCCGGCCCGTTAGTGTCGCCATCAACGCGATAGCCCCGGCAAGGGCCAATTCCGGCTGCCGCTTGTGGGCGGTCGCCAGATTGTGGGCGATCAACTCCCCCATCAGCCCCGGCACGTCCACGAGGTGACTCGGGAACTTGCCTGGATCGGGAACGGGGTCGTACGGGGCCTCGTCAACCACCACTTCCGGCGTCTGCTCGAACACCGTTGACGCGGTATCTTCCGCCACGGCCTGCGCGATCTGGTCTGGTTCGTACCGCGACACGCTTTTGGCGATCTGCCGCACTTCGTCATCGGGTAACGGGATCGCGCATCGCTCTTGATTCGTGGCGAGCAGTGACGCCTCGACGGCGGCTTGAGACAGCCCCATTCGCCGCAGCGACCCACCCAGCGAGGCGAGCGTGTGATTCCGCTGGCCCTCTGGGATCATGTCCCCGCCATCGGCCACCGACTCGGCCAGCGTCTTGACCGCCGCCCGCTTCGCTTCCAGTGCGTCGAGCATCCACTGCGGCACCTCGGGCAACTGGTCCCGCCTGCAGTCCAATTCGCGACCGGGCACCCACTGGTAGCCGCCGTTCTCGGTTCTAGACGGGGCCACGAGGATGTAACCGCCATCGGCCCGCGTATCGACTCGATCTGCGATTGCCGACGTCGTGTTGCGCAGCCCGGCTTCCTGGCGGAACACCAGGTGTTGCCCGCCTCGCGGCGTGATGGCGCACGGGGCCTTCGCCAGTTCGTCAACCTGTTCTTCGCTCAGCGTCTTTAGCCACTCGTTCGGCGAGCCGTCTTTGGCTACGTCGATGTCGATCACGACCAGCGTATCGGTGGACAAACCGACGTTGTAATCCGGGTTCGCTTCCCACCACTGGTCGATCTGGTCGGGGTCGCTGGACGCATCGAGGCATCCATGCGGGGTCGCAGGCATCTTGCCCGCTGTGGCACACGGGAACACCCGGTAGCCGATCTCCGCGAGTCGTGTTGCTGCGTCATGCTTGGCACTCATTTAGAACGGGACCTCCGTGTCGTCGTCCGCAATCAGGCTCGCCGACGACTCTGGCATCTGAATGTCTATCTGCTCTACGATCTCAGGCCACCGCTTACCCTGTGGCGTTCGCGTCCGCAGTTGCTTGGGCGACCCGATGAAACCCTCTTGCCCCAGCTTCACCGCTTCATCGACGCTATCTGGGAACGGTTCCTGCGAATGCTTGCGCCACCACAACCGGGCTTTCGTCTGGGCGAACCCGTCGTGTTCGATACAGACCCATTCGCTGATCGTGACCACGTTGCCGATCTGGTAATCAACGCGCAGCGTCGGCGGGGCCTCGGGGTCGTTTCGCTTGTAATGCTTGGCGAAGAACGTGTCGCGAACGTCAACGGTCTCCGTCTCAATCTCGCTCGACAGAACCGCCGCGTCGGTCGCGTTCGGGTCGTGTCGCACCGTGTCGTTGAAGAACTGGTGCCCACACGTCGGGCAGAACTGGAGCGCGGCATATACTTCGCACTGGCAATTCGGGCACGTCTTAATCACCGCTTGGCCAGCTTCGCCCGGTCGTCGGGCTTCGCCCGCTTCGATCTGGTCAACTGGCCCGTGCCGGTCCAGGTTCGTCCCGAAGTCCAACACGAGGCAATCTTCCTTGTCGGGACTCAACCGGAACCCTCGCCCGACCATCTGGTAGAACAAGCCGGGCGATAGTGTAGCACGCATGATTGCAACGCAATCGACGTTCGGAGCATCGAAGCCAGTTGTTAGCACCATCACATTAACAAGAAACCGCAGCCGACCCGCTTTGAAGTCGTCGATATGTGCGGCCCTCAACCCGGCAGATGTTTCGCCGGTAATTAACTCGGCAACGTGCCCGGCCTCGCGGATCAGCCCGATAACCGTCTCGGCATGCTCAACCCCGGCACAGAACACCAGGATAGATTTCCGTCCGTCGATCAGTTTGAGCAGTTCTTCGACGGCAGGCCGAACAACGTCCATCATCGCCGCTTGCATTTCCGACTCGATGTACTCACCGCCTCGGATATGTACGTTCGACAGGTCAACCCGCATCCCGCGCTTGCTGCGGAGTTTGCACAGGTAACCCTGATTGATCAGCGTTTTCACACTGACCTGATAACAAATCTGGTTGAGGATGTTGTCGCGGTGGCAGATCAGGCCGGTAGACATGCGGTACGGCGTGGCTGTCAGCCCGACGACCCGCATCTTCGGGGCCATAATCTTTAGGTCACGAATGAACGACTGATACATCCCGTCGCCCGCAGGCGGGATCAAGTGCGCCTCGTCCACAATCACAAGATGAAACGGGCCAAGCTCAAACGCCTTACGGTGTACGCTCTGGATGCCCGCCACGATGACAGATTGCTTTTTGTCGCGGCGTCCCAGCCCAGCCGAGTAAACCCCCACGTCCAGCCCAGGGGCCACGGCCTTGAGCTTGTCAACGGACTGTTCCAGTAGCTCTTTGACGTGCGAGACGATCACGACACGAGCGTCCCACTGTTCGACGGCGTACTTTGCCAGCGTGGCGATCACCGGGGTCTTTCCCCCGCCAGTCGGGATTTCCACGCAGGGATTGTTTTCGTAGTCGTGAAGATGCCGGATCACGGATTGCACGGCTTCGGTTTGGTAGTAGCGGAGTTCCATCTTTACGCCAACTCCCAATCTGTTTGCGTTAAATCACCCGCGTTTGGGTTCCACGGAATGACGTTTTTTGGGTGGCTTGGAGCAAAGGCCTCGAGGTTGTACATGATCCGGCCTTCGTCGCTCATAAACAGGAAGTTTTGCCAATGGCTACGCTTCACCTCGCTCCCTGTGACCAACTGAGTTACCGCCCATTCAATTGAGTGCCCTTTTGGCTTCACCCTGTATTCGTATTGGTTGCTCCATTCCGGGCTTTTGATCGACTCCCATTCGCAGGTTTTGTCAATGCGGCGCTGGATCGTCTCGCCGTTAGCAAAAGCGGAGATAACTGGAAGCAGTATCGCGGCTCGTTCTGGTGTCATGCTCACACAATCCTCAAATGATTCCCGACAATGACTTCCGCCCCCTCGACCTCGCGCCCCGCCTTGTACTCCCGCAAGATTTTTTCCTTGTCCGGCTCGGGGTCGCGATACCGGATGTAATCTTCCGGCAGCTTGTCCACGAACGGCACGCACACAGTCGGCTGCGAATTGCGCTGCACGCGGATCGTGATCCCGTCACGAACGATCTTGGCTTCGCCCAGGCGTTCCATGTTTTCGAGGATGTACTTTCGCAGCCGCTCAAATCGGTCGCTGACCTGCTTTCGGCGGCGCTGAAGGAAGTGCAGGTGCGTTGCGTACGCCTCGGCGTCCGACTCCAAAGACTTGGCGATCTTGGCCAGCCACACGAGCGAGTCTTCGCGATGCTCGGACAATTCGCCGAGACGTAGGGCCAACTCCTCGTCAATCGCTCCGTCCTCGTCAGTCGAGAGCGATTCGTAAAGCTGCAACAGGTCTTCGGTCAGTTGGTATAGCTGCGGCATGGTGTTCCTTTCTGTGAACCAAATCCGGGGCCGGGAATCGAACCCAGCGGGCGACGTGTCCGTCCGTCGCGCGGCCCGCGCACCCCCGGTATCGACTACTTCAGCGGGTTCGACGACGCGCCCGCAGGCTTCGCCACCGGGGCCATGTTCGCGCCCTTCGGGTGATACGCCTTAATCTGGTTCTCGTCCTCGCCGGTCTCTTTGTTGCGGCGAACGCCGACCTTGATCACAAACGGGATGCCGTGGGCCTCGGTCGTGTCACCCATCTTCGGCAGGCGGCACGCCTTCTGAATCATGGCCAGCGAGGCGCGGGCGATGCTCACCGCCGTGGCGTTCTTGTTCCACAGGTTGAGGTTTTCCCACAACTTCCGGCCCGTGTACTCGCCCTCGACAACCTGGTATTCGAGCTTCGCGTATTTCCCATCGCCCGCCTTCGTCGGCTTGATCTCGCTACTCGCGATCAACACGACGTAATCCCCAGCGGGCAGCGTATCAAAGCTGCCTTTCTTCGCTTCCGCGTCGGCATCCCAGCCGTTGTCAGTAATCCCTGAAAGATTGCCCATTGTGTTCCTACTCCTCATCCAGTGCGGCAGTACCGCGTTCCTCGTTGTTCGCCTCGACGTACTCCAAGTACGCCGACCAGCTAAGCGGAATCGTGTCAGGCATGCTGACCCGGCGCTTCGCCAGAAACGCAGCCGCCCCCGCCGTCTTCAGCACGCGGTCGCCGCTCCCGACCGCCTTCTTTCGTTCCTGAAACCCTTTGCCGTCCGTCGTCGTATGCACGACCTGCGTGGCGAAGAAATACTCTTCACACCACTCGCGAACCGCAGCCGAGGCCGTCTTTTCCAGCTTCGGAACGTAGCGGTCGTAGTTGTCACCCGAGGGGTTTTTGAACTGCTCGACCATCACATGCCCGACCAGGACAATCCACACGTCTTTCGAGACGTTGATCTCCTCCAGCCGGTCAAGAATCAGCTTCCACGTCTTGAGCGCCCACAGTGGCCCGCCGCCGTACGGAATCGCCTCGTAGGCGTCCACGTTCTTATTGTTCTCGGCGTTGTAATCCGCGACGGCTTGCTGCTTGACCAGCGTTTCCAGCCCGGTCAGTGAGTCGATCACCAGCGTTTCAAACGGCACCGATTCCGCGTCCAGTATCTGCTTGATGTAGCTGGCAAACTCCAAAAACGTACGGCACCTGGGCAGGGCCTTCACGCCCTTGATGTCCGACAGGCCAAGCTCGGTCTGGATAAACAACGGCTTTGGGGCCTGTGCGGCAAACGTCGATTTGCCGATCCCGTCTTGGCCGTAGATCATCAAGCGGCGCTTTCTCTGCCGCTTGGCCGGGTCGTACATCAGGTCGAAGATTGATTGCACTTCAGTTATCTCCTTTGAGTAAGTCCGCCTCACACAACTCCTCAAGCCGCTCCATCAGCAGTCGGCTACGCATCAACTTCCGCTTCCAATGCCCTTCGCACGCCGGGGCGTCACCAGTGCTGTGCCATTCGATCCGCTCGCCGCCGACGACCCCGTATGCGTCGAGCCGCATTACCCAGACGCTATCGACGGCGTCACCGACAGCAGGTGTTTCGTGGTCGCCCTTATCGCCTTTCCGCACCGAGTAGTGAGCGACCCCGCGATAGGCCCATTCGGAATCATCGAGGGTGAATTCAAGCGCTCGCATTGCCCCCGCCCTTCTTGATCGCTTCGTACACCTCTTCCCGATGAACCGGGACATCAAGCGGGGCCTCAATCCCCAGCCGCACCCGGTCGCCTCGAATTTCGACGACCGTGACTTGCACGTCACCAATGCGGATTGACTCACCTTTTTGCCTTGTTAGTACCAACATCCGTGTGCCTCCTGTGCGCCTAGTGGCTTGCTCCGTCCAAACAGCATCTTGTGAATCCGCACCAACTCCTCGCACCGCTCAGCCGGGTTAATGCCCATTGGTGGCTCAACACTGCAGACCTCTTCAAACGTCGCGTCGTCGGGATGCCACAGCGACCAGCCGCTAGCTATGCGGGCCTCGATTGCCGCGACCTTGCCCTCTGTTCCAGGTGGCCACGGGCAGCGGCCTCGCGGGTCTAGCTGTGGGTCTTTCTCGTCGTCGGCGCTGTATCTCATTCATGTAGCCCGCCGTCGCCGTAGCCGTCGCCGTAGCCGTAGCCGTAGCCGTAGCCGTAGCCGTCGCCGTTGCCGTCGCCGTAGCCGTTGCCGTAGCCGTTGCCGTTGCCGTAGCCGTTGCCGTCGCCGTAGCCGTAGCCGTTGCCGTTGCCGTTGCCGTTGCCGTTGCCGTTGCCGTAGCCGTAGCCGTTGCCGTTGCCGTTGCCGTAGCCGTCGCCGTCGCCGTCGCCGTCGCCGTAGCCGTAGCCGTAGCCGTAGCCGTTGCCGTAGCTAGACTGAACTTTGCGAACCCATCCGCGAGTTAAAGACGACTCAACTGCGTCACCGGCAATTACCTTGGTGTTGTCAACGCACTTCAAAACGCCGTCGATGCAAGCCCCAGCCTCAAGCACGTCAATCACCGTGATTCCGTGGGGTTGAGCCATTAGGCCGACTCCCACTTCGCGACGGCCTCAAGGGTCACTTCCATCACAGACGTGACGCCGCGCACTTCAATGTCGGCTGGCAGGCTGACTCTGCTGTTCGCATTCGGGCCAGTGTGGGCCAATTCAAATAGCCCCTTCTTAGTGGCCCAATAAATGGCCATTTTGCATGCCCGCAGGTGAATGCGGTCTCCGCTCGTGTCGGTGGCGTAGCCAAAGAACACGCCGCGATGCGACGTGGTGACAAGGACAGGACGCTCAACTGGTTTCTTCGCTGCCATTTTATTTTTCCCTTAGATGTAAATGTGAAACGTCACTTCGATTACTTCGCTCTCCGTTCCTGCAGCGCCAACGCCAGCAGGCACAGCACAGCGGCAAGGCATGGCCCAACGGCTTTTATGAGGGCGGGGTCGATCATGAGGCACCTCGCTTTTCGGTCTGCTGCATGATGCCCTCGATCTCTTTCTCGATGGCCGTTTGCAGGTCGGTAACAGATTGCATTCGCGCCCCATGCTGCTCGACGGCTTTTTCCATCAGGCCCGGCATCGGGTAGTAATCCCTGCCGTTCGGGGCGCACTGCTTTAAGGCGTCCATCAGTTTGCTCGCGGCGTAGTAGGCATCAGACAACGCCTCGCAAAGCCGGTCGGCACTGGTTCCGTTCATGTGAATGATTGGCACCACGCTCATGAGGCACCGCCTTTCAACACGATCACCGCCTCGACGAACGTCCCCGGCTCAGGCAGCGTTCCGCGCACTGACGCAGCCGACACTTCGCCCAGGTATTCGCACTCGTCGTTGGACTGAGAATGGCCCTCATCGAACGACGGCGGCTGCTGACCGCTAAACAGGTGCAGGCCGTCCGCCAAAAACGGTCGCATCGAGAACTGCTTTGGCGCGTCTGTCGCCAGCCACAGTTTCAGGCTCAAGACGCACCGCCTGTCTGGGCTTTGGCCAGCAACTCATGCAGAGCAACCAGCAACTGCGCCGTCGCCTTGTTCTCGCACCGGGCCACCACTCGGCCTTGCGACCGGATCGACTTGCCGTCGAGAGTCACACGCCACGGGCCGCTCGCCACGTTCTGACGCTTCATTAATCACCCCACAGGCGCGCACATGCGGCGCGGAAACCTGCGGGCGGTCGGTGCAGCAACTCAACGCGACACTTGGAGAAAGTCGCGGAACTGCTGCCAAATGCGAAGCGGCGGCAACGCACTCCCGACCGCCCGCACTGGACGGTAATGCCGCGCTATGGCCAGAAGGGCACAGAGGTTGGCGGTTCGTTCACTCGTCGTTGCGGGCGTTCAAACCAGCAGCGACGGCACAGATGTTACCGATATCGGTAACAGCGTCAAGCTACGTTGACAAGATTCTGTCAAGAATTCTGAACAGGCTTCGGGCCGGGACGCCGTACCATCGAGCGGTAGGCATCAACCGAGGCCCGGCTTACCAGCCAGCACCGTTCGGTAATCTTCTCCCCGGTCAGCATTCCGGCGCGCAACAACTGGCGTACGCGCCCGGTCGTCAGACCAAGGGCGCTGGCTGCGGCTTCAACGGTCAGGGCGTAGGGGTCAAGTGCCACGATCATGCTCCGCATGTTACCGGCAACGGTACTAATTGCAAAACGAAAACTTCGACGAGACGTTGAACGCCTGCGAACCGCTTAGAGCAGGTGGCTTCCCTCGCGGTGAAGCCCGTCTCGTCGAATGCCGAAGGTGGCATTGCGCGTTGCGAAAACGCCACACGCTCGATCTCTCGGCAGGCCCGGTCCCAGACTTTTCGGAAACTGGGCGCAGATTTCGCATCGCTCTGTATCGCCGCCCGTGGGCTTTACACAATCGCCCCCCGTGTCTGCACTCCGGGGAGGACTCTTTATGACTCTGTACGAACTGTTCGCGCAGTACGAACGCGAAACGCTGGTCGGCGCGACCTCGAACACGGTCGCCAAATTCAGGATGGCCATCGCGGAACTGTCCCGCGTCGTTGAGCGGATTGCGACACTCGACGACCTGACGGACTCGAACTTGGCCGAGGTTGCCCGCAGGAAGCTGGCAGCAGGCCGCAGCCCAGCGACGGCGAACGTATCGCTGCACAAGCTGGCGGCGCTCTGGTCCTACGCCCATAGAGACGGACTGACCGCGAAAGGCCCACGGGTCAAGGCACTGACCGAGCCAGAGCGCAACCCGACAGCCTGGAGCCGCGAGCAACTCGACCGGCTGTTTCGGGCCGCAGAGACGTACCCGGTGCCGGTCGGCCCGATCCCCGGCGGTCTCTGGTGGTCGGCCTGCCTCGCGGTCCTGTGGGACACTGGCGAGCGGTGCGGAGCGATCATTCACCGGGCGACGTGGGACGACCTGCTGGACGGCGTGCTGCTGGTGCCAGCCTCGCACCGCAAGGGGAAGACGAGGGACAAGCTCTACACCTTGCACCCCGAGACGGTCGCGAAGCTGGAGCGGTTGCGAGAGTACAATTCGCCGCTCGTGCTGCCTTGGCCGCTGCACAAGTCCAGTTTGTTCAACCACCTCAAGCGGATGCTACGCGGCGCGGACCTGCCTGCGGATCGGTGGCACATGCTCCACGCGATCCGCAGGTCAGTCGCGAGCCACGCGGCGAAGGCGGGTGCAGACGCTTCGGCGCTGCTCGATCACTCGGACGCGAGCATCACGCGGCGGTATTACATCGACCGGCGGATTGTGCCGCAGCCGCGAGCGATTGATGTGCTGTTTCGGCCTGCGGGTTAGTCGCCCTTCAGTGCCTTGCCGATCTTTTCCAACTTCTTGCGCACCTCATTCAGCACCGAACAGCCAACGCCGTCCAATTCGTCAAGAAACTCATCAGCCGTAAAACGACACAGAGACCCGACTGTGTAGACGTTGTTCCGCCTGAGAGCGTTTGTGGCCCGATTGGAAAGCCCAATCGAGCTAAGCGGCACGTCGTCGCCGGGAATTTTTTTCGGCTGGAACTCGCCGCACCAGTTCATGCTTGGGTTATCCTCACTCATTTCAATGGCGGGCCACGACAAAAGATCAATAAGGCATTCGTCGAGAGCCAAACTTGGCGGGTATCTGTGGCAGTACCAATAGACGCTGTCTGGATCGTACAGAGCAAACCGACACTTCTGGCAGCACTCTTCTGGCAACGCCAATTCGTCTACATGCTCGTCCGGCAGTTCACTCGCCATCGCCCACCCCCTTGCTTTTCGGCTTCCCCGGCTTCGGCATCGTCCCAATCAAATCCTTCCGGCCCGCCTTCGTCAGCATCAGCCGCCGCGCCCAGTCGGCTACCTCGACGCTCTGTGCGTGGCAATACTCGTCGATCACCTGCTTGATCGTCTCGGTCATCGGGACTGAGATGCGCGGTCGCTTTGCTGGCATTGTCGTCTCCTCGTACGTGACAGTCTCACGCGGGACGTGGCCCGGTCGCGATTGACCGGGCGTTGGTGTTGGCTGGTTAGGCCGTCTGGAGCATCTCGAAACTGTGGCCGGTTGTAGACTGCACCCAGAATCCGACGTGTTGGCCGTTTTCGTAGATGTCGTGGCGACCATTCGGGAGCATGCTGTCGGTCTTGTACTGCGTCCGCCACGGGCCTTTCGACTCGATCTGAAACAGCCCGTCCGTCGCGTTGTTTTTCAGGTCGATTCGCATTTGATTCCCCTTGGTTTGCGGTGTTCGTTGCGTCACGTCCTAACTGTACACACCATATCGGCGAGCGTCAAGCCGGATTGTGTGTACATTTTCTGGATTTTTGGGAAAGCGGGAGTCAGCCAGCGATCCCGGCATGGTCGCACCGCACCGACCAATCAACCTTCGCCACGCTTCCCGGCGGAAGGTCGCGGTAGAATGCCGGGTCGTAGTCGCCGTTCCCGCCGTGGTGGATCACGGTTGACCGCAGAACGCTGGCCCGCATCATCACGCAACCAAACCCGTTGCCGCCCACCACCTCGACGCCTGTGCCCGGCTGGCTGTACGCCGTGCCATCAGCCCGCCAAGCGACGTACGTCGGCTGGTAACGCGAGCGGTAGACGCCCGACACGCTGACGGTCTGCGGGTCGAATCCTCGCAGCAGGCGCTCTACCGCGTCGTCAGGCGGCAACACGTCATCCTCGACGATCATTGCCCACGAAGTCGCGATCTCTTGCCGCACGCGGTTGTAGATGCGCGGCATGGCCCGCTGTACGCCTCGATAGGCTTCCTGCTGCGTCCGGTCCGCGTCCGCCAGCCCGCTATCGCCCACGTCGAGCGCGACGTATTGCACCTGCGGATAATCGCAGGCCATCAGCCACGCCCGCACCTCGCGGGCGAAGTCGGCATCAGACGAGGTGTTGACCAGCAGTAGACGCACCTGCCCGTGCGGCCACGTCTGCCACTCCAGCCAGTGCCGCAGCCTCGGCCACCACTTCCACCGCCCCGACAGCGGAATCGCAATCGTCACGTCATCCGCTGCGATTGCCGCAAGGTCGTAGTAGCTCGCCTGCCGCTGGACGATCCGCCAAGACATTGACCCGGCGTGCTTGCGGTAGCGGTACTCGCTGGGCGATTTGACCGCCCGCCAGCCGTCCCGCATGATCGCCCGCCAGAGTTGCCAGTCCTCCAGCGACAATGGCAGTTTGGGCCGCTCCAGCCCGCGAACGCTTTCGACGGCCACCCGCCGCACGACACTCCCCGCGTGGATGTAGTTCTCCCGCGCGATGTCCGCCCGCGACGGGTCGCGAGGGTGAACCATCCGCCCCGAGTCAGCCCCAAACGTCACCATGTCCGTGTAGGCAATCGCCGCCCCAGGGGCTTTATCCAGAGCCGCGACCGCCGCCGCGAGGTAATCCGGGGCGAGCGTATCGTCAGCATCGAGGAAACAGAGCAGCGGGGCCGTCGTGGCCCGCATGCCCGCGAGCCGGGCCAGGTTGACGTTGCCGCAATCGACACGCAGATACTTGACGCCACGCGAAATGTAGCGGGCCGCTACATCCGGTGTAGCGTCGGTGGACGAGTCATCGACAACCACGATTTCGGCTGGGAGAGCGGTCTGGGCGAGAACGCTCTCAAGGCACTCAGCGAGGTAGCTCCCGTAGTTGTGGCAGGGGATGACGACAGCGACCGGAGCGACAGGCCGAACGTCTGCCAGGTCGTCGCACCGGCGGCACACCTTCGCCCCCGGAATTGCGTGCTGATTGACCGTGCAAAGCTGGTGCAGGTCGCAGGCGAACACGTCCACCTCTGGCCCGCCGATGCAGCGTTCAAGGCGGCAGGTATCTTTTCGGGAAAACGCCCCACGGTGAGCGCAGGGCAGTTCGTCCGGCGTCTTCAACTCGCGTTCCGGTGCAGGCTTCGCGTCTTTGGCGAACGCCTCGCGGTAGTCCGCCCGCGTCTGGCAGAGGTGATGCAGGTGCGGAGTCATCTGCCGACCGAATCGGTGGCATAGGCCGGGCGTGTCACAGGTGCAGGGCGCGGGCGTGTTCATTCGGTGATGCTGATGATCTGCGAGGCCGTGCCCTTGAGGTGCGGGACTGTGCCGCCGCAGGTCAGGGACGAAAGATAGATACCCGGAAACATCGCTTCAGAGTTAGCTGTTAGATCGCGGTGATACATCAGCGGGCCAAGCGTCGGGGAGATTAGAAACGGGGCGCAGGAATCCACGGCGCCAGAGCCTTTGATGAGGAAACCGCGCGTAGTCGGAACGTCGGCACCTCCCCCAGAGTTCTGCCCTCGAATTGCCGTGATCGCGCCGTCCCCGTCGTGCCCTTCGCCGCACCCGCCCTTGATGTAGAAGAGATACTTTTCGACCCACCCGGCGCCGAAGATATCAAGCGTAGGCGTGTTTACGTCGGAATCCATAATCCAGCCGATTCCGCATCCGCCAACCTGCGGCACAGCCTCAATGGTCGGCTCGCCAGAGAACACCGCGTCGCGAGCGTAGAACATTCGGCCCGTGTAGCCGTTACCGTTAAACATAGGACTGTTCAGGTCCAAGACGTTGAGCGTCTCGGAGACATACCAACCCGCAGGCCGGTACAGCTTCAGCCCAATTGGA